AGCCTGTGTCTCAGCAGGAGTTGAGGGTGCCGCTGAAGATTTTCCTTTTGTTAGAAAAAAGACAACTTATAGATTAATTAAAGAGATTATAGAAGAGCTAAATGATAATTATGTTTTAGATAGAGAAGGGTTAGGTCTCGCAATTACAACTTTTGATGTAATTTCAAGGCTGGGAATGACAGAATTTAATAAATTTACTGCTTTGGAAAATTCTAAACTAATTTTTCCCTTAGTCCGAGATGGATTATTTAATGATGTGCATGTATTCCCCCCTGTTAAAGATACTGGGCTCCATAGAGATCTAAATACAAGGATAGTTCAGAGAAGAGCGGGAGCATCTGCCGATAAGTTTTTGCCTATTAAAGCTATGTCTGATGGATTATTTATTGATCCTCCCACTACTACCCCCTATTCTAGTACTTTTACTTCAGAAAGAACTTCGGGGCATAACCAGTCTGTTGAGGGAGCTAGAGAATAAACAAAAAATAAAATAAAAGCTGTTTATTTTATTAAGGACTCTAAATAAGAGTAGAGATTAATACTCTTTACAAAATATAAGGATTTTATTATGGATCATATGAGATTAACTGATGAACTTCGTCAACAGCTTCTTGAGGCTGCTGCTTGGGGTAAGGCTGATATTGCGGTTTCCCTAAACGAAGATACGGACAAAGAAGAAGAAGTAGAAGAAGAAGTAGAAGAAGAAGAAGAGGCTGAAGAGGAAGTGGTTGAGGAGGCTATTCATGTGTGCCCCCTTTGTGTTTCTCAATTAGATGAGTCTATTGACGAAGAGCGTATTCTTGAGCATTTAGATGTCGTTATGGGTCTTGTGGATCGTCTGTCTCAACTCAATGAGGGCGACGAAGATATTGACACCGTGATTGACGAAACGCTTGCTGAATTACTTCTTCAAGATGACGAATAAGGGGGACTTTCAATGGAAAGTATTTCTAAATTCGCAGAAGCTTTAATAGATCAAGAATTAAATAGTATACAGGAAGGAAGATCAGTAGCTCCTTCTACTACCACGGGTAGTTCTCCTCTCGCTCCTGCGGGTAAGGATATTCGGAATATTAGTGTACCTGATTCTTTTATGCAACAGATTCTAGGGGAAAGTTTTACACCACAAAGTACTCCTGCTGTTGAGACTATTCCCGAGATTGTATGGACTGATTCCGAAACGGAAGATGCGCTTGCAATCGCTCAGTCTCACCCCGAAATGCTTGCGGAATCTACAGCCCAGGAACTCATCCCTCTTCTTATGGATGTGAAGGCTCTCTTACAAGAGATGACTAGTGCGGGTATGCTTGGAACTAACATGGCTGGGGCGAAAACAATAGATAGATCCTTTGAAAAAATAGAAGCTAGTTATGGTTATAAAAAACCTAAGAAAGCTAAGAAAACTAGGAAGCAGGTTTTAAAGAGTTCTATTAGAAGTAAAATTAAGAAAAAATGAAGTTAACTGAAGCCCTAAGTTTATTATCTGAATCTAAAGGGCGAGAAGTTTATACTTCTAAAGAAGGAGCTAAACGAAAGGTAACAAAGTCTAGAAAGGGAAGAGTGAAGACCTATCCAAGTATCAAAGTGGCTCTAAGCCAAGGATCCTTTGGTCAAATCTTTTCTACTACTGCGGCAAACAGATTGTATGTTATTTCAAAAGGAAAGTGGGGAAAGAAGAGTGGCAGGGGAAAAATAGCAAAAGGATTNACTCCAGGCAGTGCTACCCCTAGCGCAGANTTTAAGAGTATTAAGAAACATGCTGCTCGTACCCTAATAAGGTATGGTAAGGGGTCTGATAAGTTAGCTCAAAAATACGGCAGCAGATCTATGAGAAAATCAAGAGGGATNTTTGGCAAGGACGGAAGAAAGGATAAGAAGGATTAATTATGCAATTACTACAAGACACATTTATTATTGAACAGCTTCAAGTTATAAACGAAGGAAAAGCTGATGGCCCCATGAAAATTCGTGGAGTCTTTGGGAGATGTAATGAGAAGAATAATAATGGTAGAATCTACCCTACTAGTGTTTTACAAAGCCAATTAGATAAAGTATCCCCTCTTATTATGGAAAGAAGATTATGTGGTGAGCTTGATCACCCTCAGAATGATACAGTAAAGCTNTCTAATGCTTCACACTTAATAACTCACTTAGAGATGAAGGGCCAGGAGCTTATTGGAGAAGCAGAACTTCTTAAAACTCCTGCTGGTATGACAGCCCAAGCTCTGATTAATGGTGGAGTTAAAATTGGTATTTCCTCTAGAGGAATGGGAACCCTCTCCGAAGATCATAACGGAGATAAGGTTGTGAACGAAGACTTTAAATTGGTTACTTTCGATCTGGTGGCTGATCCGTCCACTAGAGGAGCTTATCCTGGACTGTCAGAATCTACAGAAGGGAAGTTTGCTAGAGAGACTCAAACTAGGTTACAGAGGGAAGACAACTTTGTTACCTTACTTAAATCCAGAATGCGCGATGCTTATCAGCCGTTTATTGAAGAGGCTAACGGAGCAAAAGTGGCAGCGGCTGGAGAGACTAAGCAGGATCCTGGTACTATGAGTGCGGAACAAATGAGGATAGCTAATTTGAGAACCACAAGAACAGCGACAGCAGAAGGTAAACATGCTAGTGTACGAAGAAGAAGAAAAGGACTACTTGCTTCTACTGAGGGAGAATTTGCTTTAATTAAGGCTGATGGACATTGGCATAAAATGGCTTATGCCTTACACGCTTCCTTGCATGAAGGTATAGCAGCCGCTTCTGATGATTTAGCTAGAGATCTTCTGGATGATCAACCAGAAGATAAGACAGGTGTGGGGATGGCTGCTCATGAAAGAAGACGAGGATTACGGAAGCACCATAGATCCACTCTAAGAACAGCGAAGAGATTTGAGAAGTATAAAACCAAAGAAGATACGCGAAGAATTAAGAAAACAAGAGCCGCTAGTAGAAAACAAGATCTTAAGGATACACAGCAGAGGACTGGTGAAACCAGATTCAGGAAGTGGAAAGGTACTGTTGAGCGAGAAGCAGAGGCTGAAGGTAAGGCCACTAAGATTAAAGGAGCGGCTGGAGGTGCAGCAAAAGGTATGGCTGCCGCGCAAGAAAAAATTGAAACTGAGAAGGGTAATCGGAAGGCAGCTAAAATTAAATCTGGAGGCAGATCTTGGAAAACTCTTGGCTTCCGAAAGAAGGGTACTGAGGAAATTGAGGCTAAAGGAACAGAAAGAGCTTTAGATGTTACCGCTGCTGGAGAGGAAGGTAGGGCGAGTAGGAAGCATGCTGGAGAGCAATCAAGGGAAGATGATGTATCTAGGAGAAAGATTAGGAGAGCCGATGATGAAGCTGCGGCAGATACCCGTAGAGGTCATAGAGAAGTAAGGCGGGACAAGACAGAAAGGCTTAAGTCCAAGGTGCATGGAACCGCAGTTGATGCAGCTACAGGGACTGGTCAGGCTATTAAGAGATTCGGTAAAGCGGCAAAAGAAGCTGTTGGTGAAAAGTATATGGATAAGAGGAAAGAAAATCTAGAGGTGAAAGATATTCTTGACACAGAAAAACGCCGTCAATCCGGGCTTGCACAAGGAGATGAGGAAAAGGCCGAGGCTAGAAGAACAGCAGCTAGAAATAAGGAATTTGAGCCTGGACAGAGAAAAAGAGCTATGGCTTCACTTAAGGTTACAAGGCACGGTCCTGGAGCAGGAGAGCTTGAAACCAAAAAGGGTGGGGTGGCTGGTGGGAAGCCTAGTGCTGAAGCACAAGGAGATAGACCTGGAGTTAGTGTTGGACCAAGAGATAAAGGAGGGGATGGTTCTCGTCCATCGAAAACACCTCCGAAAGTTCCAGCAGAACATAGGGAAGAGCAACCAGACCAGAGAAGAAACGGGGCTCCTCATCCAGGGCAGCCTCAACTTCCTGCGGGTAAACAACCTCCTAGGGAGGTGGAAGCCGAAGTAGTTCCAGATAAAAAACCACTACAATTAGGAAGAGGTGCAAGTAAGAGAGACCCAGATGTTCTCAAGAAGGTCGCTGCTGGTGGTAGATCAGGCCAACGGCATGGTCAAGGTCTAAAAGGAGGAGGGATTGCTGCTGCTAGTGCTGATAGATCAGCACATGTTGCAGCCAGAGGTGTTAAAAAACCTGTACCAAGCAGTTCTGGGGAAAGGTCAACGGCAAGAGTTAGCCCAGACTATGCGGATAGATTGAAAACGCAAGCTCACATGAGGAAATATGGTTCGAAATCTGGAGCTTCTCCCGACGAAGGAGGAGGTCCAAGACCTAAAGCAGGAAGACAGACTCCAGGTAAGCTTGGACAGCAAAGACGCGCTCAATTACAACTAACTTCTACTGAATACCACAGATTCGGATCTTTATTAGCAGAAATACTACAGTAAAATGTCATTCATAAAAAGATTACTTGCAGAGTTCACAGGTGAGTTAGAAGCATCTATGACTAAGAAACCGTCAGCACAGGGTGGACTTGGCGTGAGAATATCACGGCATTATTCAAGAGAGTTTCTTGCTGGACTAGCGCAACAGAAAGGGTACGCAAGAGCTATGAAGCACGGTGCGACTAGTCGTTCGAAAGGGAAATCTGCTGAATCTGCTTCTGGAGGAAGACGGGCTGCTGATGCTCCAGAAACTAATACTCAATCAACTAGGACAAGACCAGCTAGACCAGCTAGACCAGCTAGACCAGCTAGACCAGCTAGGACAAGACCAGCTAGATCAGCACGAACACGAAAGAAACCCTCTAAAAATGATGATGACAAGTAACTCATACATTTTTAAAAAAAAATACAATTTTGTATATTAAACTAATAGATAATAATGAACCTAGGAGAACTATTTATGAATGATATAAAGAATATTGCCGATATTCTACCTGAAGGATTAAACGAATCTACCGTCGAAGCTATTTTCGAGATGGTAGATTCTACTATAAACGAACAAGTAGAAGAGAAGATCGGTTTGTTGGAGGCTAAGGTTAATGCCTATCTCCGTAATAAAATTGACCAACTTAAAGATCAAGCTTTTACCGAGCTTTCCGAAGAAAGCGAAGTCTTCCGTAATGCAAGACTTTTTGAGTCGGTAAGAACTTTAATGGCTCTTGAGCTAAGTGACAGTGATGAAGAGAATGCTCTTTCTGAAATGACCAGTCAGCATGGTGAATTACAGGAAGAGTTTAGCGTTCTTGATGAACAAGTAGACGCACTCGTTAATGAGAATGAAAAACTTCAAGGAACTATCAAAGTTCTTGGAAGTAAATTATCTCTCACCGAACAATCTGTCAGTGAACTTGAGGGGCAAAATTTCCAACTTCTTGAAGAGGTTGAAAACTTAGAGGCTTCTAAGGAGGAGGCATTTGTCTCATCGGAAAAAGCTATCGTTGTATCTCAAGCTGATAGAGAGATTAACGAAGAAAGAGTTCATTCCAATAATGAATTTTTAACGGATGAGGTCATGAAGTTCATGCCCTTCTCTCAATCTTAATATAAGGATAAATTAATATGGATGTAATGCATCAAACTGATGATACGCTTGTCCAGAAGTGGGAGCCTGTGCTTGAGGGTATTGATAATGACTATACCCGTAGAGTGACTGCACAACTTCTTGAAAACCAAGCTAAATCAATCGTTGAAGATAAACTTAACATGAATGAGGCTATTTCCGCTGCGACCACTACAACTGGTCAACTCGGAACTTTCCAAAAATTTGCGTTTCCCTTAGTTCGTCGGGTTTACCCGAAACTTTTAGCTAACCAACTGGTTGGCGTTCAGCCCATGCAGGGACCTGTTTCTCAGGTCTTTTATCTGGGTAACGACCGTGCTTCTGGTACTGACATTCAAACTGTCTACAGCAAGTTCAACCTGACCTACAGAGGTCTGACTGCTTCTGATATTGGTTCTGTGTCTGCTGGTGCCCTTGGAACCCAAGGAGATGCTAACGCTGGATGGCCCGGTACTTTCGGTGTTACTGGTACGCGAGGAACTTCCAATGGTCTTGACGGCGATCAAGCTCAAAGCGGTTTCGATGTGTCCAATGTTCTGGCTGCTGGCCCGAGTGGTAGTGAGCCCTTCTTTGGTACTGGTGCTGGCTCTGGGACGATGGGTGGTCAAATTGCTGCCTTCCCCAACGCTAATGCTGTGATGGGTTATAACCTNTCTGGTGGTGAGCGTCTGAGTGGTACGGGTATTCCTGAAATGACCTTCCACATCGAGCAGGAAGCTGTTGTGGCTAACACTCGTAAGATGAGAGCCCTTTGGACTCTTGAGGCTTCTCAAGACCTTAAGGCTTATCACAACCTTGANCTTGAGCGTGAGCTTACNGANCTTCTTTCNAAGGAACTTCAGCTTGAGATCGACCGTGAACTCATTGAAGATCTTCGCATGATTGCTTACGGTCGTCACAAGACGAACGAAGGTGGTGTTGATCTGAGATTAACTGACAATGATTACATTGATCTTGGTAACAGAGGTAATGGAGTATTCCCTGGCTTGGATAGTGCTGCTGGAGCAACTCAGTTTGTTCCTGCTCAGTTTACTTACGACTTCAATGGAGCCCAAGGTACGGGAACAGATACTGCGCTTGGTGCTACGAAGCAAGCCTCTAATGTTTTCGTGATTGATTTTAGTCAGTCTTCTCTTAGCCTTTATCCTCGTCATGTTGGCGAAGTGTATGCTAACTTGCTGGCGATTATTAACCTCGCTTCGCAAGATATTTACCGCACCACTATGCGTGGTCCTGGTAATTGGCTCCTCACCTCTCCTCTCGTTGCTTCTCTCTTAGAGAGTGCTTCGAAGCTTGAGGGTGGTGTGCAACCTGCTGATGGTCCTACCAATATTGGTAGAAACTCTATTGAGTATAAAGGCAAGTTTATGGGTCGCTACGACCTGTATGTTGATCCAATGTATCCTACGGATGAAATTCTCGTCGGTTACAAAGGTGCTAATGCGATGGATTCTGGGTATTGCTATTGCCCCTATATCCCTCTCCAGCAACTGCCTACCATTGTTGACCCAGAGACCTTCCAGCCCAGGAAGGGTATCTTAACTCGCTACGGTAAAGTTACTATTGAACCGTACAACCGATTCTATAGAATCGTGCGTATTATTGGTCCTACGAGTAACTACCTGTTCTCACCGTTCGCTCAGAATACGACGAACCTGGGAACTGCGGGTGACTGATTTAAATTAATTTAAATTAACATGAGGGTCAGAAGAAATTTTGTTCTTCTGGCCCTCATTCACTTCCTATATACAATAGGGTATTCATGTATAAATATAAAAGTAAATGTAGATGGAATATGCTTATTCATTTGGAGAATGAGATTATTGAGATTCGCCCAGGTGAATTATTTGAATCAAAAACTTTTGTGAACTCTAGATACTTACAAGTACTTAGCAGTCCTATAGTAAAAAAGAAAGGTCGGCCAAAAAAGAAAGTAGTAAAAGAAAATAAGGAAGAATTAAATGGCAGCAGCAGCTAGAGTTGATCCCAGATTGTTAGGGTATGGAGATACCTTTGGTTCCTATGGAGGTAGGGACTTGGGGGATACAGATATATTTTCTACAGCCATTGATAGCTCTAAACTTAATACAGGAACTCTATCAGATCCAGTAGAACTAACTAGATTTGAAACTACTATTAGAGATTTTATTCTTGCTCGTTTAGGGCATCCAGTTGTTAGAGTAGAGCTAACAGATTTTCAAGTTAAGACTGCAATAGATGAAGCGATAACTAACCTAGATTATCATGCTCCCTTTTGGTGCGAACAACAGGCTGCATTTGAATGTTCCGCAGGACAAAACAGGTACTTACTTCCGATGCACATAGCTAACAACCTTAGTTATGTGGTATATAAGAAATCTTTATTGAGCATTCAGAACATGACAGGAACCTTGGAGTATGATTTCTTTATTAAATACTTCCAAGACAACTTCTTATTCAGTAACTTTAGTATCTCAGACTTCTACCTGTTACAACAGAGTCTAGAGACAATGAGAAAGGTTTTAGGTCAGGAAGGAGCTTGGGATGTTATTAATGGCAATGTTCTACAGCTATACCCCACTCCTGTACAGAACAATCAGACCTGTATTCTAGTTTACAGAGCTTTGGATGCAGGAACCTTACATCCTTACTACAAGAACTGGATTCAAAGATTTGCTTTAGCTGTGTCTAAAGGAATTCTTGGAGAGGTAAGAGGGAAATATAAAACACTGCCTTCCCCTGGTGGAGGGGCAGCATTAAATGGACAAGCTCTGTCAGATCAGAGTGTAAAAGAAAAAGAAACTCTCAAAGAAGAACTTCTTTTCGAAATTGAAGAACCACCAGTGTTCACGATGTATTAGGAAAGTATTATGAAAAATTTTAAAAAAAGAAAGTTGAATGAGGCTAAACGCAGCCATCCGAGCCTGTACAGCAGAGAGGAGCCCGAAAGTGTGGCTAGTGATGAGCGGGAACGAGAAGCGGGAGGACCTCACCACTCCGAAAAGGATGCTGAAGCGGCTAGAGGAGGGGATTATCCAGACAAGAAATTTTGGGACGAGGCAAGACTAAAGAGGAACCTGAAAAGGGCTACTGCTAGAAAGAGAAGGAAATTACAAGGATCAAAGCCAGGAACTAGGAAGAGAGTATTAGCTCAAGTAGCCGCTGGTAGTGGATCAAAAAAAGCGAAGAAAGCTCTAAAGGACAGCACTGAATATCACAGACTAGGATATGTTCTAGCCGAAGCTTTAAGAGTTGAGGATGAAGAGCCTAGAAGCTCTAACGCTTATGTAAGAAAATTAGCAGAAAGCAGATATGGTCGAGAACCAAATAAATTTAGGCGCAATCCTACAACTGCTGAGTCTAGGGATGCAACCGTAAGGGGGATTAAGAAAAGAAGGAGCCGAGCAGAACAGAAAGCTAATGACGACAAAAAAAAGAAAGATATAGCATTAGCATCCGTAGCTGCTGGTAGTGGATCTAAAAAGGCAGCAGCAAATTTAAAGAGACTACAAAAAGACGATAAGTAAATGGTTAAAAAAAATTGGAAAGTAACGACTAAATTACCTGAGCTTCCTGACCTTGATGGTGAGGAGAGTATTCTTAGTCTATTTGATCAGAACAACGCTGACATAAATCTTTTCAATTTGGTTGACGATGAGATGATTCGTCTTGGTGGATCTAAGTTTTACTTCTATAAGTACTATCAGTCTGATGATTTTGATGAAGTATACATGGAATCTAGGAATAAGCCTATAGCTAAAACTCCTCTCATTGTGCATGGTCACTATGAGCCTGTATCCTTAAGTGAGAACCTGACCCAGTTCGGTATCGAGCTAACAAATGATCAGCTTTTCACCTTTAATAAGAGCTACATTGAACGCAAGCTTGGTAGGGCCGTAATACCTGGGGATGTGGTCAAACCTGAATTCCAGGAGCAAAATTATGAGATTTTCGAGGTTGTTGAGGACAGTTTCGAGGCTTACGGGGTATACCACCTAGTCTGCTCTGCTAAACTCCTTCGTGACGCTCCTGATGTGCAAGATCAACCTCTCACTAAAGTTAGTGATGAGCTAGGAGGCTATGGGGGTGGCATAGATGAGTTCTAAGATTTCAGTATGGAAACAAATTTCTGTACCTTATTCTCCCCCGTCCACCAACCCTATGGAATCAGGGGCAGTAGGCTTTACCACTACTACAACTAAATTATTAACTGCTATCGGAATTTCTCAGTATGATTTGGCGGGAAATTATCAAGGAGACTATTTAAAAACAGTAGGCCAAGATTCCCTTATATCTTTCCAGGGAAAAATGGTTAATGATCCATTCATAGAGTCTACTTGGACAATGCGTGTTTCTGGGGAGCCTTCTTTTATTGCTTCAGGGGGTGGCTTTTATAATTTTCCAGTAGGCACAGTATCGGCTACACAGTCAGGATTCAATGTAGCATATGGAAATCCTATTACAGTATATGGCCCCTCTTATGGAGGATCGTTATCATTTACTTTAGATTCAGATAATGTCATTATCTCAGAAGACGCTACCTTATCTGCTATAACCAGTAGGAGTGAGCAATGGAATACTAGAGAGGGAGATATTAGAAAAAAAATGTATCGAATGACACAAGCTGAAAATAATATCTCCTTTATATATAAAGAATTACTTAGGAGCATGATAGCCTCCTTTAGTGAGTTAGGTTACATAAGTTCAGAAGAGAATTTTATAAAAATTAAGTGTGTTCATGCAAATGCGGAAAGAACTATAGCTAAATTAAAACAGGATAATAACATTATTCTTCCTATTGTTTCTATATCTCAAACTATTTCTAATAATAATAAAAATAGAAGAAGAGCAGAGAATGTTCTGGTACAAGAGAAGTACTGGGACGAAGAGAAGAATAGAGCTTTTAGGGTCCTTAGTTTTGCTCCGAGAGCAGTAGATGTTATGTACCAATTAAATATTTGGACTAAATACATGTCTGACATGGACCAAATTTTAGAGCAAGTAAGACTTAAATTCAATCCTGATATGGAAGTTCCTACAAAGTATTCTACTCTAATGAAAGCTTACATTGATACTGAGGAGGATTCAGGTAAGCTTACTGCTGAAGATAAAGAGGATAGAATTATACAGAAAACAATAAACATTGTTGTTGAAGCATATATTCCCAGCCCTAAATTTCTAGTAACTTCTAGTGGGAAAATAGAAAAATTCTTGATCGGATGTTAATGTAATGCCAGGAGTTGAACGAAAAGGGGATNTTGCTAGTTGTGGAGATGCCAATACTGGATCTACTACAGTAAAAGCAAATGGTAAGGGAATAACTAGAGTAAAGGCCGATTCAGCAGGAGCAACAATTTTGGGGCCAGGAAGCCCAACTGTTTTTGTAGAGGGATACAAAGTTTCTTTACCTGGGGATTTAATTGCTACTCACGGCCCTAAGGGTTCTCACGCAGCCGAGACTACTGGGAATGAAAGTCCAGATGTTTTTTGTGGTTATGGCGGGGAATCTAAGCCTGATATTGATCTTAGCC